ACTTCATAGGCAGCACCTTCAGCTACGTTACCCGCTGCACGACTCATAGCTTGACTACCTGTTTCAGGTTTAGCCAATCCAAGAGCTACGTCAGCTTTATTAAGCAATTCTTTAGCCGTAGCATAGCCAAGGGCTGATCCAGCCACACCGCCCGTTACAGGGTTAATAACAACGGTTGGGGAAGCAATAGCACCAGCACCAGCGCCGAGTACACCACCACCAACACCACCAAGCATTTCTACGGTAGGGCCAGCCATTTGACGGGCTTTTACCAAACCTTCGTACAAACGTGGGTTTTCTTTACCCCACGCTGGAACTTCAGCGCCGACGTTAGCACGCGTTTCAGGTTCAGCAGGCGTGTCAGTCAACCATTTATCACCAATTAAATAAGCTTTAACGCCTTCTTTATTGGTAGCTGATTGAGTAATAGGTTGCCAAGAATCACCAACTAAGGCAACGCGCTCCCCTGTTTGAGGATTAGTAGCGGTTTGAAGTGCCATAGTGACCTTTATTTATCTGGAGTAAAGCCAGGAGGCAATGCAGGGCCACCTGCACTCATTCCTTCGTTTGCCATTACTTCATTAACAAATTGGCCTTTACGAGCCTTCATTAAACGCAATACTTCTCTACCAGCTTCTTTACGAATTTCATTTGGTAATGACGCATCAGCCAATTGACCAGCAGCTTCTTTGTAAGACGCCGTATCTTTATCAGACTGTGGGCCTTCAAAGCGCGGTACCATTTTAAGAGCAATATCAGCAATTGGTTTAAGTTTAGCAATAGCAATAGCGCCCGGCGTGGCTTTGCCTATAATTCCAGCGCCAATATCAATTGCGCGGCCTGCTCCACTACCTGTAGATTGGTCAATCAAGCCACCATCTTTAGTGACGCGTTCAAGTTCAGTAATAGCCAAACTAAGGTCTTTACTTTGTTGTTTTTGCAATGCAGCAGTTTTCTCAAACGTAGCGCTTGGTTTACCAACAGCGCCAGGTTTACCAATAATTTCACCTTTACGGTTAAATTGGGTTACGTTACCTGCGGCATCCGTAACGGTATTAGCTACTACATCTGAGCCATACTGCAACGCTTGACTTTCACGCGCTCTAGCGTCTGTAAGGTTTTGACCACGCATAGTTGTAGACGCGCTAATATCCTGACCACGTTTAGTAATATCGCCTTGAAAACGGGTTTCAGCTTTAACAGCCATATCAGTAAAAAATTGTTTACGTTGGTCTGCGTTCATTGGCATCACTTGAGCAAGCAACGCTTGCGCTTGAGCAGGTGGAATTTCGCCTTTTAATACGCTATCTTCAATATGCGCGGTTACGTTTGCATTAGAAGGGTTAAATACTAAATTACCAAACTGTTCACGTTGAACATCCAATTGGGACATTTTGGCTTTGTTTTTAGCTAATGTAGTTTCAGCGCCCGTTTTTTCCATTTCGCCAAGCGCTTTACCATACGCCAAACCTGTTTTGCCGTATTTAACTAGTTCTTGACGCCCTGCGGCTGTAGATAAATCAGCGCCTTTAAGGTATTCATTTAATTTGTTTTGTTCTTCAATACCACGGTTCATTTCGCCAAGCTTAGTAGCTTCGCTTAACATCACTAATTGATTAACTGGTGATTCAAATTGAACATTTTTAGCTTGAAGGGGGATACTTGGGTCGATTGGCATAATTAGTCCGCTAGTCCTGTTGTTCCGCTAGTAATATTAGTTCCATTTGCATTACCTGCGTATGGGTTTGAATAAGCTGATTTGTTTAATGCGTTGTACAACATATATTGTCCAATACCGCTACTTGCGGCGCCTGTAAATGCGTTAGCGGAACCAATTTGACCGGCAGCTTGAGCATTAGCAGCGCCCGTAGACAACGCTGTATTAGCGGCTGAATTAGCACCAATGTTAGCAGCTTGCCCTGCTGCGGCTGCTTGACCTTGACCACTTAAGAATTTTAACGGCTCAAGTAAGTTATTACGGTTTAATTGGAACGTGTTTTGAGCGTTGCTGTAATTGCTTAAATAACGGCTAAACGCGTTTTGATATTCTTGTGAACCCATTTCTTGACCATAGGTTTGACCTGCTTTGAGAGCATTACCAGAGATTAGACCACCACGGGCAGCAGCCGTAGCGTTCATGGCGTTCATGCCTTCTTTCATACGGAAGGCGTAGCCAGGGTCAGCAGAATAGTTAAACGGGCCGTAGTTAAATTCTTGCGTAGCTTTCCCGCCAGGCTGTGTATATTCAGAAAGCTGATTAAGTGCTATTTCACCTTTATTACGCCAAGGTTCGCTAATAGCGATTTGACGTTCTGTAGCGGCTGAATTAGCAGCCGTAGCGTTATTTGCTGCATCGGCTTGCGTTTGCGCGGCGCTTTTAGCAGCATTAGAACTAATAATGCTACCTACGACGGCTGTACCGACAATGGCTGTTGCGACTCCAGACATATTAATTTCTCCTTATTGCTAGGCTCAAAGCCTGACGGTAATCAATTGTGATTTCTTCACCCAAATTACCGCCTTTACAACCGACGATAGGCATAGCTGCTACCAAGTTTACATCGCCATTATCCAACAAAATCATTTTTGCGTTGGGGTTTTTTGAATGATTCGTATATCTTCCTGCGGGCGTACGTTTGCCAGCAATACGCGCAGGCGCAATAACTTCACTTGCTTCTAGGCTTGCTGTAGCAAATACGCCTTTGCCATCAATCTTGGACGGCGCAATCATTATCTTGTACCCGCCGTGTGGCAGATCAATCTGATCGTCTAAATTCTGTACTTGAGCTTGTACGATTTCGTGGTCAAACCCATATTCAGCAATGGCGGCATAGTAATCAGCCACATCTTCAGAATGGTCAAAAGACAGCAATAATTGTTGATTTTTTTGGTGTTCTTGCCAAGTTTGGCTTTTGTCTAAAAACATTGCTTCTAGCTTTTCGACATCTGTTTCGTCAGTAGCGTAAATGTTTTGCCAAACCATATTTTCAAGAATATAACCAATCTTGCGTCCTGGGCTTGCTACAAATGTCTGAGGCGCGGCTATTTCGGTTTTAACACCATCTTCGCTAATCATAATGACGCGCCCTGCCAACATGACGTTTAAATGCGTTGTTGTCTGACGATGCCCAATAGACAGGGTGCCAGCGGGAATTGTCACCTCGCGAATGTAAATGCCTGGGCCAAACCGATGCACAACGGGGCAATCAACTTGAGGTTGCTTTAAGAAAGCAGCTTCAAGCGTTTGCACTTTTTGTTCGGTATAGAGCAGTTGGGTCATTTTTATAATGCAGAAATAATAAACGCAAATAACTCGTCATAGCGTAAACCATAACGATGCCCTGCTGGTTGTGCAGGATAAATTTCAACATTATCGGCAGATAAAATAGCTTCTGTTGCTTCCCATTCATCGTAACAAAATAAACCATAACGAGACGCGTCAAGACCTTCATTTGCAAACGCTTGCTGTACTTCTTGTACAACTGCTCCAAAATGATAACGAGCGCTATCACCTTTTTTTGCAACGGCATCTTTAAATCTATAGCGCTTTAGCATTGATTTAATTTGCAAAGCTACACGCTTTTCAACATCAGATATTGCTAAAAAGTCTTGTTTTTCATTAGCATCTGAAGTATTAATTGTGCCGGTAGTGGCATAAACAGTAGTCCATCGCTGGTTACTTAATCCTAAAGACGCCGCGTTATCGGTGGCTGGATACCAAGCAGTTGATGGAACGACAACAGAATTAGTTAATAATGTAGTTTGCGTGTCGTAAAAACTTGCAACTTTGCCAATAATATTTACGTCATAGTCGCCAGTATTAAGCAATCCATTAGGAACAACACCACTCCATTTTGAAGCATCGTCAATAGTTCCACCCCATTGAATTCCTTGCATATTTGCAACGCTAATAGAATTAGGTTTAGTTTGGGTTGCATCAGTTTCAAATAGCAAAGGCCAACGATTAGCGGCAACGCCAGTTACAATAATTCCCCAGCAAGAACCAATTTTAAATAGTTGTCCAGCATCGCCAGCGTTTCGGCCATTAAACATTCCACCAGTTACAATCAAATGATTATTGATGTTAGCAAGACTAGAACCAGAAATTAAGCCAACACGAAACATACAGCTATCTGCGGCAGGCGAAGCGCCAAAAGGAACGTCCTCGCAATATCCATCTGTAACCATTACAGATTGACAAGCGCTATGTATGTCCATTCCATAAGTGTTAATTTGTTCCCAAAGGCAATTATTAAAACGTATGCCAATAGTAGCTCCAGCAAACGTAACGCCTACTGGGGAACCCCAAAATGAACATTGCTCCCATACATCAGTAGTTTCAGTATTACCAGCGTATAAAACCGCTTGTACCGTTCCACTTGCATAAATATTTACCATTCTATTGTTAATGGTAGCGTTACATCTTATAGGCGTTCTAAACTGCTCAATACCTATATTTTCAAAATGTGCGTAAATTATGGTGTTTAAATCAATTGCGTATAGCGAATTGCCAGAAGCATCTGTTGAATTGCCTCGTAAATAGAATCCTTCTATTGAGCAATGGAATCGAAATCCTGCATAATTAGTCCCGCCAAAAACAAATAAACTTTTAAGGCTTGTTGGTTGAAAATTAATTGTTGTTGCTTTAGGGTCAATATTAAAACCTTTAGTATATTGGTACTTAGTTTCACCAGCTAATTGTGAACCAACAGTTAAATTCAATGTATCAGTAACAAGATAAGTCCCTGAAGGAAAATAAATTATTTGCTTATTAAGAACGCCAAAGTCAATAGCATTTTGAATTGCGACTGTATCATCGGTAGCACCATTTCCAACGGCGCCAAAATCTTTAACACTTACCCATTCAGATAATTTTTCATTAATTGGTCTATTAACTGCGCCTGTAGGTGTAGCCCCACCATTTTTTAAATCAAATTTAGGTATTAAAGTAGTCATATTATTTCCTATGGGTGTGACGCAACATAAGCATCAAATTTATCATTTAGTTCTTGAATGGTATTTAACGCATTTTTTAACGACATAACGGTAATTGCTAAAACTGACCTATCGTAATAGCCCCACGGCTTTCCTTCTTCAGGTATAGGCGCCGCTTCAGGGCCGATAGCAGCATTAACATTTTGAGCATAAAAACCTAACTGCCTATCTCTACCAAAAATAGGGGCTTTTTCTTCGTTATAAAACCAATATCCAGGCTCTAATTTTTGTAGCATTACATCAGGATTAATTGGCGTGCTATCTTTAACTTTCCATGTTTCATCAGATACAGAACTAATAACACCAGCCGCAGAAAAAGTTGCGGCACCAGCGCCATAAGCACTCATAGTAATGATGCCATTGGAGTCAATAAGCATCCGTTGTACTGGTGCGTTACCTACGCTGTTTGTTCCAAAAGCTAAAACGTGTTCATTTTGCCCTGTTGGAGATGAAGATTCTATGTAAGCAAACCTTAGATTGCTGATAGCTGCTGTAACACCTGAAAAGCTAAGTCTTACGCCTTGTCCTGCAACGCTATTTGCCGAACCGTTTTGCAATAATAATGAATCTGCAACAACCCCCGCAGATGTAGTGCTAACTTGCAATTTGCTTATTGGGCTACTTGCGCCGATACCAGCATTACCATTAACAAAAAAAGTTGCGCCATCCCAAGTTAAATTAGCTGATTGGTTAAGTGATGTAGTTCCTTGACCAAAGGGTATATATCCTGTAGTAAAAGTAACTCCTGGGGCTTTATTGTTAAAAGTAGACCAATCCGTAGAACTTAAAGCACCGCGGTTAGACGCAGAAGCAGTTGGAACATTTAAAGTAATAACGGGCGTTGTAGTGCCTGTAGCTACAGTAGAGCTAAGGTCTGTACCAGTTGTGCCTAAAGTTAAAGCGGCTACAGAAGTTACAGTGCCTGAACCTTTATTGTTAAAAGTTGTCCAATCAGTGCTTGTCAAATAGCCATTTACGCTACTTGTAGCGGCAGCCATACTAATAGCTGGCGTTGCGCCACCACTAGATACTACAGGCGCAGTACCAGTTACAGAGGTTACAGTTCCTTGAGGATTAGCCGCTGTAGTAATACTAGTTACGCGTCCATAAGTATCAATTGTAACTACAGGAATTAATGTGCTAGAACCAGTTGTACCTGCTGTAGCTATGCCACTTGCAAGATCAATAACAGGGGTTGCGCCGCCTGTACTAGTTATGCGTCCTGTAGTCCCGCTTACTGAAGTAACCGTTCCACTACCTTTGTTGTTAAAAGTATTCCAATCAGTAGATGTCAAATAGCCACTTACGCTAGTTGTAGCGGCTGGCATTGAAATAGCAGGGGTTGTACCGCCACTTGAAACGACGGGGGAAGTGCCAGTAACGCTAGTAACTACGCCAGTAAGACTTGCGCCTGAACCACTAAAAGAAGTTGCGGTTACAGAACTAGCAAAAGTAGCTGATTTATCTTGGTCAAGTGTAAGGGCAACAGCTTGAGTAATCGTAGTGTTTGGAGTTACATAAAATAAAGTCTTTGTACCCCTAGCTGTAGCGCCCCAAGCCTCTGTAGCTACACCTTCATAAGAAGCTTGTGGATAGCCATCTGAAGAAGTCGTACCATAGCCAGCTAATTCAAACTTACCTAAACTATCTCCGCTTTGCGGTGCTTGCGGTGCAGCAAAAGTGCCACGAAACTTAGTAACACGAATAGATGAACTACTTGCATTACTTGAATACCCGCGCATTGCAATTCTTGAACTAGAATTATTATCACCTATTGCTCGTAATAAAATTGTTGGTACGCTAGTAGTATTAATGCCTAAATGGGCGATATTAGTAACGGTTTGCGCATTTAGGTCTATTGCGCTACTAGCACCTGTATAAGGTATATAAATATTTGATAAAGATGGAAGATCAGCCGCTACTAACGCTCTAAATGTAGGAACGCCAGCAGATCCATTAGGCGCAGCTAATATATAGTTAGCTGTTTTAGAAGCATAAGGGTTAAGCGTATCACCATAAGCCGTGGCTAAACTAATAGCAGGTGTTGTGCCACCGCTAGATATAACTGGTGATGTACCTGTTACGCTTGTAACTGTACCGCCTGAGCCTGTGGCTGATAGCGTACCGCCTGCAAAAGTAATGCCTGAGCCAATAGTTACGTTGCTAAAACCGCCTGATCCATTACCGTACAAAATGGACGTACCACTAGTAGCAGGCGCTTTGCCATTAAACGTATTCCAATCTGTGCTAGACAACCAACCATTAGAACTAGTGCTAGATTGACGAATAGGTACAGTATTAACAACGCCGCCGCTATCTTTAAAAAACAGATTTTTATCCGCTACGTTAATAGCAATTTCAGATCCTGTAGCGCTATTAGTTAAATTAGCGGCAAGCGGTACGGCAGCAACCGTACTACTTCCGTAAAGCAAAATGGGGGTAAAGTTACCAGGCTGTGCCATTATGCGCTCGTCACCGTTTTCCAACCAGTTGAAGTATAGACGCACAATTTTTGTAACGTCGTATCAAATAAAATTTGTCCTATAGCTGCGCCTGTTATAGCGTTTTTTTGCGTAGTAGTAGCATTAGGAGCTATAAACGGAATAGTATTAATTGATGTTGCTGTAGAAAAATTAACTACATCGCCAACGTTTAAACCATCTACAAAAGTAACTACAGTTGATGATGTTTCAATAAAATTAGTGCCTAAAACTTGTTTAGAACCATTAACAAAAACCAATAAATTGTTAGTAGCTGGTTGATACTGCATGGTTGTTAAAGTAAAAACAGTTTGACTTTGGGTAGCTGTTTGCGTTTCTTCTTGCCCACTGTAGTTAACAAAATTAGAATTAATACCTATTAAGTTGTCATAAGTGGCAATTAACACATCATTTTGGTCTTTAAGAACAAATTTATATGTAGCGCCATCAGTAAGCCAAATTTCGCCGCTATCAGGTACTCTGCCAGCAGCGTTTAGAATAATTGGATTAGGTTGGGCTACAAGGCCGCTATTTGTTGTATATGTAACCGCAGGTGTAGTTGTACCAGCTAAATAGGTATATAACTTACCGCCAGTCAAGACTTGACCGCTATTATCAAAAAATTGTGCGGCAACGCCGCCTACAGGGGAAAGGTTAACGGCCATAAAAAGCTCCTAAATTTAGACTGATTCTATTATGTTTTACTATGCTTGTCATTTAAAAGTTGCCCCCGCCAATACCACCTGTAGAAGTCAAAATATTGCCATCAAATAGCAATTTGCTTGATTGAGTCATTGTACTAATAGTTGACGCATAGAAAATTTGATTAACGCTAAATGTTGATAATCCTGTACCGCCTCGAGCCGTAACAAGCGTACCACTAGTAATCTGATTGGCATTAATAGCAATTGACGCATTAGACGCCGCGGTAATATTACCGTATTGGTTAACAGTAAAAACACCAACTTGTGTTGCAGATCCATAAGTACCTGGTGTAACGCCGGACGCGCCAATGGCAAGGTTAACAATGCCAGGGGCGTAGCTAATAGTAATACCACTACCTGTCAAAATGGCAGGCTCAAACACATTATTGGCGTTACCAATAATGATTTGGTGATCGCCAATAGTGTTTAAACCTGTACCGCCATTAATTACAGGGACTACACCCGTCCCTGTAAAACCATAAATGTTCCAAAAAAACCGATACCATTCGGTTGACATCGTATTTGTATCTGGGTAAACCAGAGGTACTTTAGCCGATGGAATTAAGGTAATGTTAGCCATTTGTGTTTGTGCCGCTGAGGAATAGTTCAGCGCCCACAATAACGACTTTATTAGGATCCGTTCCTGACACTTCGTAAATGCGGTCACGTAGCTTAGTAGTCATGCCAAGACGACGCCATATAGCCCTGTAGCCATACTCGCCAATCTTACCCATTGAAATCCAATGCTCACTTGACCATGTATGGCCTCCATCATCAGACCAACGAAGCATAACCTGTGGGTCTTGCCCTTGACCTAAATTAAGACCAACACCTGATTGGCAGTCCAATTGAAGGGTATGTTGGGTGGTACGCTTCATATTGTTCTGATTAGCAGGCAACGGGCGCCATGAACGAAGCCATTTTTGCACCGCACCATTATCAGCGTATACGTTTAAATCCAAAGAATAAATGTTACCATTTTCATAATCGCCTACGATAGTCAGACTATTAAAGTTCATTTGGCATTGCCCACGATGGCGCATAAAAGAACCATTATTCCAACTTGCGCGTTCATGCCAAGCGCCCGTAGCCACATCGTAAACCCAAGTTGCATTAGCGTTTGGAAAGTTTAAAACGTAGAAAGCATGGCCTTCTTCTTGATAAGTGTAGGCTTCTGCATCTGATATATCGCCGTAGTTTTGAATAGCATACTCTACGGCATGGGTAGATACGCGTTTGCCTGTATAACCTTGATTGCGATAGACAATAC